CTTGTGTGTGACGTGGCGTGTTTTAATTGGAAAGTGAAAGTATAAAGTGATTGGGTCCCGCCATTTTAGCCCCCGCCCTGCCTCACCCAAGATGGCGGCGGGGGCGTGGTTAGTGACGTAGGGGGGGTGCGGGGGGGGCTCTGCCCCCCCCGCGGGGGGTGTGGGGGGGCTCTGCCCCCCCACTTCCCCTTTTTACTATGTAAAAGGGGAAGTAATTAGCATATGGCAGTTTGTGGTCGGCAATTCTAATTTTGTGGTTTCCTTTATGAGTATTCATAAGGGGGGCGGAGCTTAGGGGGGCCAAATGGCGCCTCGGAGTCTGTTTAGTAAAAAAGCGCCGCAGGCGCGCCCCCCCGAGCCCGAAGTGGTCCGACCCGCGCAAGCGGGTCGGAACGAGGGCGGGGCGCATTGGGGTGCGCGCGCTACGCGCGCACCCCAATCTAGGTGCGTGGTGTGTTAGCACATACGCGCGGCGCGCGAGCGCCGGCGCGTGACGGCGCTCGCGCGCGCGCAGCGCGCGCGAGCGCCGAATTTTTGCAATTTTTTATTTTTTTTTTTTTTTTTTGGTGCAAACTTTATTAAACATCCACTGCTAAGTGTACATTGTAGGCCTAGAATTTAAAATTAAGGTGAAAGTTAACAAGTGGTGTAAAGCGGGGTAGCCATGGATAAAAAGCTGCGTCTTCTTTAAACATTCTAGGGGGTCTTTTAAATGCTTGTGCTAGTTCATTTTCTGTTTCTCTTTCAAAGCCGGGTTTAAATCTAGTTAAGCGAGGTACCCTGTTTGGTGCAGAAGATTTCTCTGTTTTGCTTTCAGGTCTGCAATTAATGTTAGGAGGTTCTGCTTGATGGACTGCTGCTGCTGGTGCTGCTGCTGTAGGAGCTGGAGGATGTTGGAGTCTTGTGGTGGCTCTTGCCATGTATTTTCTTCGCAGAGTGAGAGGAGACATTTCTGGATCTCTTTGTTTTCTTTTTTCGGGTCTTGGAGTGTGGGTAGGTATTTTTTCTTTTTCTTTGAGGAGCAGCCTGCTGAATCTGTTGATAGAGATTCATCAGATTCGAGGTTTTCCTGCATTCTTTTAATAGCTGTTCTTGTAAGGCTACCCCTTCTGTAGTCCCAGGATCTAAAGACTGTGTCATACTTTTCTGAAATAGGGTCTGCAATTGATATTGTTTCCTGTTGTTTATCGGGCACAGGATAGATGTTCTTTTTTTCAGGATTTTCTGCTTCTTGTTCTGGTGGGTAGTGGCCTCCCCACTTAAAGTAAAAGGTATATTTATAATTACATTGCCATGTGCTGTTTTTAGTTTCATTGTATTTTGGTACATAGGGTCCACAATTAACTAATTGTGATATGCTATCTCTTTGACCATATAGTGATGGATACCAGTACTTTCTGTGTAGTAGTATGGGATCTGTGTTTCCTGGGCCTTTGCCATCCATAAATGATTTGTCTATAAGTGGATACCAGCCTGTTGTGTCTGTACCAAAAACTCTTTGTAATGCTGAGGATTTTACAACAATTAGTGAAGAGGAGAATGGGTTTTTATCAGCTTTAACTTGGTATAGAAAAGATGTGTATCCATATAACATTAACCATAGTGGGTAGCCTTCTAATATTAAATCGTCATCTGTAGGTATTTTCCAATTGTATGTTAATGTATTAACTACCCATAGTTTGTTTCCTTGGCCATCATCATCTGCAGGATTGTATCTAAGTACACCACAGGGTGTAAGAGCTTGTGTTACAGTATTGTCTTTAACTTCATAGGCATTTAGTATTTTAGGCTGAAACCACCCTTTGCTAATACTCACTGAAGAGTCATAGTCGCTAATGTCTGAATTGCTCATTGTATAGGTGCCTCTTTGGTTTCCTATTATATAGTTAAAGGTAAGTGTTTTTTTCATTGGTTGTGTGCCATATACAGGATTGTATTCTTTAGTGGTTTGAGCCCAAGCACTGTTGTGATAAAATTGTGGTTGTAAGTATCTAAGTGTTATAATTAAGTTTTCATTGCAGCAGGCTAGCCAGGGATATCTAAGATTGCATGCTGCAGCAGCTATGGCAACTAGGCCATACTGAGCAAAGTCTTTTTGAAAGAACCATTTGGTTACTAGTTGTTTAGGAGGTCTTATTTTAAATCTTGTTGTTAATTTTCCGTTTGGTTTTGTTGCAGTGCTAAGTAATAGTTTTTTGTGTTTTCTTAAGAGTAGCATTTGTGGGTGTATTGACATGTATGTCCATTTGGTTATGTGAAAAGGTGGTTGTATATCATATGCTAATATAAAATCTGTTTCTGGATGTCTGAAGAAAGTAAATCTAGTGCCTGTATATCTTACTAGGTCTTTATATTTGTTTGAAAAGGTCCAGATGTTTTTTCTGGCTAGATACATTTTATATAGGTATCTTAGAGTAAACAGTTCACATCCAAACCCCCCACCTCCTGGTACTTTAGGATTTGTCCATTCATCTAGGTAGTCAGTATAGCATCTATACTGTGTTCCTTCTGCTCCTAAAACTATAGTTCCAAGTCCTTTAATTTTACATTTTCTTATGCATTCTGGTTGCCATTGTTTTACTAGAATTTTTTGTTGTTTTCTTCTTACCTTGTAGCGGCGACGTCGGCGGCCTTTAGTAGTTCTGTAATTTCTTCGTCTTCTATATATTCTTCTTCTTTTTCTTCTGGGTTTATAATTTGTTCTCCTCCTGTATCTTCTCCAGCGACCAAACCATGGCTTGCGTCTGCGTCTCCACCAGAAGGCCATGTTTCTTTGAGATCTCTTTCAAGTATTTGATTAATGGTAAGATTCCTATCTTTATGGCCAGGAGGAAAAATATTAGCAAGCATATGAGCAAAAGGATGCCAGCAGTTGCAGACACTGTCATGAGCGTCAGTAACAATAGACATCCATAGCTGGTGTTTGGTTACTTGGTTGAAGTGAGTTTCTTTATAGAAGTCTTCAGCTGAGATATTTTGCATCTGTAAAAGAAATATATTTAAGTTTCTTGCCCGTTCCGGTAGACTGCCCTAGCCCGAATTGCCCCTAGACCTCGGTGGTTTCACTCACCTCGGGCTCCCGCCCTTGGGCAGCTGGGGACCTCCTCGCTGCGCTCGATCCGGTCCCTGCACCGTCTAGCGGGGTAAACTCAGCCATTCGCCACCCTACTTAGTTATATAGATGAGTAGTCTCCACCC